GTGGTTTGATGTTTTTTGTAGATCTAACTGCTTTTGGCACTGGTTGTTTTGCACCTAGTGATCTAGCTTTGTCAGATACTTCTTTTGCTATTTCCCTATTAAATGCACGTAGCGCTTTTAACACGTCTGTTTTGCCATAACGTGCTAATTCTTTAACAATTGCTTTTACTTCAGTATTATCAATTGCTAAATGATTAAGTTTCGCTACCATTGCTATTTCTTTTTTTAATCATTGCAAAAAGTGCTTCAAACATATCCATGTCCAAGTTCATTACTTCGTTGGGACTTATCCCAACTTCTAAGCTAATTAAAGCAACTACGTCAATGAACTTGTTTAACCTTTTGGGTTATCAGTTCCCCCAGTTACATCTATTTCTTCAACTTTTTCAATCCAAGTATCATAATCATCTGTAACGCCATTGCGCTTTGCAGATAACCAAGCCAAATACAATATCCACTCATACTTCTGTGTTTCAGTAAGTTCAGATATTGGCACGTCAAATTTACGTTCAAACTTGACAATATCAACTGGTTTTACTTTTAATTCATAAGTTGTTCCGTCAGACATTGTGACGGTTATGTTGCCCACTAGGAAGTGGCTCTTGTTATTGTGCCGCTTGTCGGGAACGAAACGGACATTGTTGCCAATTCACCCACTGCGTTAGCAACTGGGATATGTTGGTTAACAAGTATAGATCCACTATAACTTGGGTTTGTTGCGCTTACTGATCCACTTGTTGCTTTTAGCACAAATGCAGTTGTTGACCCGAAAAGCGGGAACATTGTTGCGTCAACTTCAGAACTTGCAAAGTCTTGTTGGAAATCAATGGATAAAGTTCCAGATTTCAAACCACCAGTTTTGCTCATGAAAGTTGATCCCATAGCCGTAGTATCTATTTCTTCAGAATTAAGTTCAAGTGTCACACTAGCTACGTGATCTGATAGATCAACGCTATTGATAACTAAACTTGCGTCTGTTAATACAAATTTTGCCATTTAATAAATCCTTTCTTGATTTAATTGTAAATATTATATATATAGATTTGTTATGTGTGTTATTCTATGCCAACTGTTGCATGAATATTAAAACTTGGATTTGTTCCAGATACAGTGTAGTTTAAACGCCAATGCGTATCAGTGATCGCACCAGCGACACTTTGAAAGTCAGCACCAATTGCAGTAATCCCAGTAAATGTGATCCGATCAGTTGGGCTAGTAAAACTTGAATTATCATCTGATTGTAATTTAAAAGTTATTGTTGGTGTAGAAGTACCACTTACACTTGTACAATGGATCGCTACATAACATTTTTCTGTTGCACCTACTGCACCTAAATTAGCGCCAGTAGAGTTACCAGAAGCAGTTATTGCACCGTCAAGCGCTATTGTGCCACGTACCATGATTTCTGACGATTGTGACTTAGTTACGCTAAATGGTGCGATCTCACCTACTTCACCAAAGATTTCGTAACTAAATTCCCTTGATTTAGTAAAGTAAGCAATATTGCCAACACCCGCATCGGGCACGGTTGTTACTATCAATTCATTACCTACTGAAGTACCAAGAAGTGCGTCTGGTTTATTTGCACCAGCTTCATAGAAACCGTCCAATGTTAATTCTGAATTTTTTAGTCCAGCTAGTTTTTCTGTAAATCCACCAGATTGCAGTGTTGTTGCGTCTAGTTCTTCAGCAGTTAGTTCAAGGTTAACATTAGTTACGTTATCTGATAGATCATATCCACCACTGAAAACTTTACCGTCATTAAATACAAATTTAGCCATTATCTTCTACTTCTTCCCATGCTTCATTTACATCTGGTGTGCTTTTATCGTCTTTGACAAATGTACCGTCTTTTTTTCTAGCACGTCTTTTTTTAATTGTAGTAGCTTCAATATGCCCACCTTTAATTAATGATTTAGCCACTTGTTCATCTGTAATAGTTATTGTTTTGCCTTTTACCTTACCCATTACTTTTTTATTTCCTATAATTTTATATTTTGGCATTATGTTCCTTTACAACAACCGTTTCCACAACAGTCCATTAACTACTTCCTTTCGTAAATACTTCAATAGTAAGATTAGCACCTACTGCGTCAATACCATTTAAACTGACATCAGCGGCGTAACTATTCATTTCTGTAACTCTAGCGTCTGTATCTGATAGGCCTAGTGTCTTATTGTTATAAATTATTTGTCTTATGCTTGATGATCCAGATCCAGTTACAAATGCGTCAAGTTTATCTTGTGCAGTTCTGCTATCTGATCTTTGTACTGCAACGGTTAATTCAAATTCATAACGATCAGTGCCACGTTGCATTGCTAGATCAAATTCAATTGATGTTGGTATAAACAAACAAACTGGAAAATTTATTGCTTGATCTGGGACTGTATCATAAACACGTAGTCCACTTATATTTGAAATTGTTGTTTTTAAACCGTCACGGATCTGCGCCATTGTTGCCATTACGCTAACCCAAAAACAGTGCCTTTACGAAATGGTGCAATCAGTCTTGTGATTTCCCTATTTTGTTGTATATTTACAACACCAAAGTCACCTACACCAGCAACACCAAGTGGTGCATTACGCATTGCGAACAACTCACTGGCAAGCATTAATGTAGCTTGTCTTATTGGCTCTGGAACTTCTGAATAACCCCATTTAGCAGTTATTTCTGCACGTGGCCTATTACTTGAATAATCAAGTGGCCACTCATGATCACCGTCAGATATTAATTCAACAATATAGAAAGGCGATATTAATATTCCACCAACTACTTGATTTATTGGTAATAATTGAAAATCTGAAGATGATACAGTTGTTTCATACACACCGTCATCATCATCATCATACTTTACTACTAATCCAGTAGTTGTTGAAATATCATCTACATGCAATCTATATAGATTGTTAGTAAAAAACTTTCGTGCAGTTGCATTTTGTTGAAAAAAAATACGTCCACAAAAAGTATCTATTTGCCTACTTGCCGCATTTATAGCGTCATCAAGAAGATCATCATCAGCAGTATCAGAAGTAGGTATTCCGTTAAATTGCTTTAACTGATTTTGTGTACAGTAGCCATTAGTAATTGCCATAAAAAGTTACTTCCTTTTTTTTCGGCCTTTACTTTTGCCACCTTTCATTTTTTTACCACCGTAATGTTTAGGCATGATCTACTTCTTTTTTTCTACTTTTTTTTCAGCTTTAGGTTTTGCAGTTTTTGTTTCAACTGATCCACCAGCTTTTTTAATTGCTTCTTTAACTTGTTTAGCACGATCTGCTTTCTTGTAAATTTCGTAGTGCTTCAACTCTTGTTTCAGCGCTTCTATTAATTCTTTGTCTTTTTTTGCCATATTTTTCCTTAATGGTTTGGCGTGTCTGTTGCCAGACACACCTAACCAAATTTATTAGAAACTAGGTGTAATTAGTCCAGTTCCTTGTATTTTTGTCATGCCAGCTGGGTATCTTCCAGAAGCAAATGCGTTGTAACCATAAACAACCATTTTTGTTGTCAATGATCCAGCATTTGTTTCTTCAAACTTCAACTGCATTAAATTATCTTCAAATAGAATATGATCGTCAACTTTGATTACATAAATCTGATCTTGATCGTTTCCACCACCGTCAGAAGTTGTAATGTTAGCGTCTGTAATTACTGGAATACCAAGTAGGTTTCCAACAACGTTTCCATAAGAAGCGGCGTCACCAATGCCAATTGGGTTGTCTGGGTTATTTCCTTGTGGAACGATTAGTGGCCTATTGCTACTATCCAATCCAGCAGTGAAGAAACCCCAACGTCTTGGGTGCATTAGTATTGCAGTAGCTGGTGCAAATCTATTTGCATTAACTTTTTGTACTGCGTCTGCTAACTTAGGAAATGCTTCAGCAACAGTTGGACTTGCGTCTGTGTAAGTTACTGTGTTAATTCCAGATACGTTTCTGATACCTAAAGGTTGTCCAGAAGATCCAGATCCTTCAAACATCAATTCGTCTAATTTTCCATAATATGCGGCAACTAAGTCACCAAATATAATGTTTTCTAAACTAAAGCCCGGTTGACCACCACGTTCTAGTGCTTGTCTTGAAACATCTTGTTGACCAGCTATTGTATCAACATTAACTGTTAATAAAGTATCGTCCATGTTTGTTTCTGTAACTGCACTGTTTTGTGACGCTTGTTCGCCAGCACCAGATCCAGTAGTAATTCTGGAAACTTCCACTTTCATGCCGTAAGCCGGTAATGGCTTTTTAGGAACTGCGTTATAAAGCGCAGATCCAGCACGTGCAATTGGTGCGTATTCGTCAACAAGGTATTGTGGAACAACTAGCCCAGCAAATGCGCCAGTTCCAACATCTCTAGCTTCATATTCTTGGTGTGAATTAACTCTTTCTTGTGCTTTATAGTCACCTTGTCTAGCGGCATAAGCGTCTGCCAGAAATGAGTGTTCGCCACCCTTTCTGTATAGATCTGGCTCATTGACTTCAACAATAGCTTCTTTTTCGCTAAGATCTTCATCTTCCACACCTAAAGCATTTCTGCTTTCTTTAACTGCTTCAAGAGTTTCGTTAAGTTCCCTAGCTTCGTCAATTTTTCCGTTTAGATCCTTGATTTCACCATGTAGTTCTTGGGATCGTGCAAATTTTGCGTCAAATTCTTCCCCAGCGTCCATTGTGTCAAGTTCTTCAACTAATTGATCAAGTTCAGCAACTTTACTATCTCTAGCTTCAATTATGTTTTTCACTATGATTTCCTTTGTGTGTTTATCTTTTACTTATGCGTCTAGTGTAAATTTTAAGTGTGTGATACGACTTCGTTTCTACGGCTCTACGACTTTTTACGAATACCGTCCCTTTCAAGTTTCATTTTTAACAATTCAACTTTGGGATTGTTTCGTTTTTCATCAACATCATTGTCCGTAATACTTTCAACTTTGTTAATAAAACTTTCTAATATTTCTGTTGCCTTATCGCCACTTCTAGCTTCAACAAGTTCTTTATGTAGATCTTCTATATCTAATCCACGTAACTTTGCACCCGCCCACGGGTTAGCTGGATATGTCACAACAGAAACATCAAATAATCTTGCTTCGTTTACTGATCTATTTTGACCACTTGCGTCAAACTCATCTTTAATGGCTTGAAATGCAAATGACATTTCATTTAGATCGCCACGTTTCATTGCACTAGCAACTTCTGCAACCGTAGGATTTGACGGATCTAATTCTGCTTTTACAAATAATCCGTAATCATCTTCTTCTAATTCTAAAGTTCCAGAAGATGTTCTTGCTAATGGAATACCGTCATGGTTAACCAAAAATCTAACATCATCTTGTTCTTGTAGTGTTTTTTTAAATGCACCTTGTTTTATGGTTTCATCATAAACACCTTTGCTATCACGCACACCATACGCTTTGTCAAAGACAGAAGCATAGCCAGTAAACAACAAAGTGTTATTATCATTATCTTTGCGTTCTTCTACTGCGCTAAATGTAAAACTTCTATTTTCAGTTTGTCTATCCATTTCTTTAAGATTAGTTGACTTTCTAAGTGTTTCCATTGTGTTTGATATAGCAACAACTGGATCTTGCACTTGTATATGTTGATTGTTCATGCTTTTTTCTTCTTTCTTTGAATATCTTGGGTGTTCTTTTGGTAAAAGATCGTTATCAGTTTTATAAGCTGGGTTTTGTGGCCTATCATTTTTTAACAAATAACTAAATGCACGAAGTCTTGCTAAACCCCATGCTTGACGACTTACGCCCGGACGGTGCGAAGTGCTATATGCACCAAAACCACGTCTTACAACTGCTTTGGCAGTTCCCATTTTTAATTTGCGCCATGTTGCCATACTTTTTACATCTTCATTATGTTTTTCTATACGTCCCCTAATTGCTTTTTCTGTTGCTTCACTAAATGTGATACCACCTTTTTTACCAGTTGCAGATCCCTTTGGATTTTTCTTACTTCCTTTAATCTGATCTTTTTTTGGTGCTGGTGTGGAACTGTCACTGCCTTTTTGTCTTGGCTCATATTCCCCAGCGTTAATTAATTGTGCAATCTTTCTTTCTGCCCAATCGTGTGCTTCCATAGGATTTGTAAATGGGTTGCTACCCCAAAGCAAAAAGGCCACGTCTGACGCTTTCCAAGTACTTGGATCGTTGGGATTGCTTTTTTCACGATCAAGATCGCTAAGGTGACGTGCATGCCATGCCCTAATTTTTACTATTTTGTCAATACTTAATGGATCGCCTTTTGCCATTATTCTTGCTTGTCTAACAGTTTCATCAACTAAACCGTCACCAGCTTTGTCTAAATTATCCAATCCACGTTGTGCATTTTCTTGCATAAACTTTGGTGGTTTTCTATCAACTTGACGTTGTTCTTTTTCTTGATCGTCATTGTTATATTGCAAAGTTGGATCATCTTCATCTGTATGTTCACCACCAGTAAGTTTTGTGTAATCTTCCATTTTTTCACAAGGCATATACATAATCTTGCCATTTACATC